GGAACTGCGCGATGTACATCGGCTGCAATGGCCGAATACAAATCAAAGTCAGGATACCGCTCCTGTCCATTGGGTTCACGCAGGACGTTTTTGCCCTCGTCGTCCGTGAGCCACTCCCACAGCAAATTGTAGAGCGGTGAAACCGTTTCTGCATATGTCTTCGGTCCCTCGCGGCTCATGATTTTGATGGGCGTAGCATTCACAGGTCGTGTAGGGAATATGGCCTCCAACAGACTCACAGCCAGGCGGCAAAGATCAAACGAGGGATTGGGTTCCACCTTCTTGCCCTCCCGTGGATCAAAGAAGGGTTCGCAATTGTACTGCTGACCCGCATCATTCCCAGGGAAAAAGGCATCGGAAATAAAGAATCCCGCGGGTTCCGGCAAATGGAATGACGCACGACCGAAATCAATGATCTTCATCATATATCCGTAGGTCGGTACACGATACAGCGTCTTTTTTCCGCCCTTGCCGTTTACACGATAGTAAATATATTCGCGATCCGTGCGTGTCCACATTACATTGTTGGTGTGTAGGTCATTGTGGACAAATCCGAACCAGTGCTGGGCAGCTGCAAGAGCCGCAATCACCTGGAATATCCAGGCAATCCAATGAGACTCTACAATCTCGGCGACATCTAACAGTTCATCCATAGTCCCCTCGGCACGCTCAAGGAGTGTCACCTGAACGGGGAAATCCGTGAACTCGGCAAAATAGTCCATGGCGTCCTCGTCAGAATCCTCGGTCTCAGAGGATAGCGAAGAGGAATTACTCGGACTACCCTCTATGCGCTTAATGCGTACACGAGGGGCGTTTAATTGGACAGAATCTACGTCATCTGCCTCCACATCCGCTTCTATCGCCTCGCTGGTGGCTTCACTGGTCTCACTAACCTCAGAGGCAACCTTGGAGGTTGTAGGGAGTTCCGGTAATTCCGACAGTTCAAAATCTCCCTCACCGAGATCCACCGACTCTGAAAATTCCACGGCCAGCGGTTCCTTGGCTCGTCGTGATCCCAGGTCTTTCGCCACTTCCTTCTTTAACTGAAACAGTCCCATGGCCTGATGGCGTGTCCAAAACGACTTACGGCGCAATGAAGGATATTCCTCGGTAATGTTGTACGCGTAGCGTGCAACACGAGCAGGGAATGTGCCGTAGCATCGGAGCCAATGGGGGGATGTGTTGGAAGCGACGAGACGATCGGCCAGTGTAGCAAATACCGCATCCACATAGGCCTCATTCATCGGATCGTTCAGCTTCTCCAAGGCGTTCATCCAGAGTTCTCCTGGTGCGGGCAGGGATCCATCCGCCGGCCATATACACTCCCCCTCAATACAATCCAGTGGATCCAGTACATGCACACGTTTCAGGAATACAGGATTAGTGCTTACAGCACCACCAGTGTCCAACACGAGATCCGCGGAAAATCCATCCTCGGATTCCGGTCGTACAAGTTCACGAATCCTCTCCCCTGAAATGCCGAGCCAGCACCGTGATACACGGGACTGTGTCGCTACCTCTGGTGCAATTCGCTCCAGTGCCGAAAAAAAGGTCTGTGCGCTCCGAAACTCAGTGAGTGCTTCAGTAATTGTTGCAGGCACACCTTCATCAAGAGGCTGGATTTGGAGAGTTGTAGGGAGTTTGGATACACTGGGTTTGCAACAGCGATTGGGTTGCTCACGTGTAGGACGTCCTGGAGGACCTGCATGACCTCCTCCCCTACCTCGGCCACCTCTACCTCCTCTGCCTCTAGCCATGGTCTTCTAACGGAATCCGAGGGTCCCTTCCGAGTGCGCAAACGCACGTTAATTCTTTTTGGCGCGGTTGTTAGAAAACCATGCAAAGCGGTAGTGGTGCCGGAGCTCCAACACTATCTTCTATGCTTCCCTCTCTCGCTGTAGGAGGAGAATCTACACGTCCTACACGAAATCTGAAACTTCAGAAGTTTGACATGTCCCGGATAGCCGACGATTCCGTTATCGTTTTTATCGGAAAACGTAATACAGGCAAATCGTTTTTGATCCGCGATCTCCTGTGGCACAAGAAGTCCATTCCGATTGGTACTGTGCTTTCAGGCACAGAAGGTGCAAATGCCTTCTATTCCCAAATCGTACCGAGTATTCTGATTCACGAGGAATTTAATCCGACCCTGATTTCCAACGTCATCAAGCGCCAACAGACTATTACCAAGATGATTATGAAAGAGAAGTCACAGCGTGGTGGATCCGCCATTGACCGTCGGACTTTTGTAATCATGGACGATTGTATGTACGACAATAAGTGGGTGACCGACAAGTGGATTCGGTCTCTGTTCATGAACGGTCGCCATTACGGTATTATGTATATCCTTGCCCTGCAGTATGTCATGGGTATTCCACCCGTGCTGCGTGGCAATGTGGACTATGTATTTATTTTACGCGAGAATATGGTGGCCAATCGCAAGCGTATCTATGAACAATTCGCGGGTATTTTTCCGACATTTGAGTTCTTCTGTCAGATCATGGACCAGTGTACAGAGAACTACGAATGCCTGGTGATTCACAACGGATCCAAGTCCAATAAGCTGGAAGAGTGTGTGTTTTGGTACAAGGCGGAGACCCATCCTGATTTCAAGATTGGTGCCCGCGATCTATGGATTAAATCGGCAGAATTTGAGCGTGAAAAGGAGCGCCAGGAAGCGATGGGGGAGAATAACGCCGTAAGTTCTTCGGACTTCCAGAAGAAAACCTCAGCGCCTATCATTCAGGTGAAGAAATATTAAGGGACTATAAGCAGAAACCTCTACTGAACATGGGTCTTCTGCAAAAACGAATTGTAGAATTGTATAATCGGTTTCTTGAATCACCTTGGCCTATACCCACAGATCCAGATATTTCTAAACATTCTATTCTTCATGATGCAATACTAGATATAATAGAAAAATCAAAATTTAATGAAAGAGAATGGAAGAAATACGGATTTCGTGTAGTGCATGGAAATAGTGCCGACGTATTCAAGGGTTGCTTTTGTAAGGAGGTGTCCTCTACATTAAAAAAGGCAATTGTGCTAGGTAGTGGTGCATTTGGTACTGTCCATAAATCCAAAATTCCTTCGTGTGTAAAAGGAATTCCTAAGGATGTGGAATGGATTGCAATTAAACTAGAAACGATTGGTAACATTTTCTATAATTCACAACTTCCCGAAAATCTGCGAACGCATTTAACTGTCATTCAAGAGGCGGCACGTGCCGGATTAACTCCTGTTATTTATGACACATTCATTTGCATGGATGAAACAGATGCATCTACTATTGTGAAAGTTATGGAGTATGTGGATGGGGTTCGGTTAGGTGATTGGCTACCAAGTGCCTCTAAAGCGAATATTAGTAAAGCAAAACAAATATTAACTTCCAAAGTGGAGGCACTAGGAAAGATGGGCATCCTACATAATGATTTGCATAATCAAAACATTATGGTAGTTTTAACACCTAAGGGTGTTGTAAAAGATGTTGTAATTATTGACAGTGACTTGGCCACTTATGCCCAAAATACGGAAGTGAAAAGGGTGTCGGATTGGTTTAGTCATAGTGTCAATTATCAAATTGCATTTGCTATTCTTGAACAATTGATAAAGGAAAAATCCATAGTGCTCTAGGCGCTCATGATGACAAAAATTGATATCATTGTGTGAACATTCTCAATCTGTGTGTGTATTAATTTTCCTTCGGTTTTCCTTCTTTCAATACAATGTCTGCAATTAATGATGATTATGTATTCTTTCTCGGCAAGGAGAATCTTTGGAGGAAGAATGAGCTTGCGCATCAGCGTATGCGAACCAAGCCTACAAACTCTCCCTATTGCACTTCCTGTCATCATCGGAATTGTGGTGATCCCACAACTGTATATGGGAATCGGTCCCTGAAGAAGTCCAAGGTCTGCGCCTGGCGAACCACGAAGGTAGATCGCAATCGTGTTGACATGGACCCATTCTTCCTCAATGCAAGGAATGGCGAGAAGTTCACCGATGAGTGCATTGGCGTGTGAGGTGTAAAGTAAATTTTTGATTTCATTGATTGAAATAACTACAAGGGGCTAGCGTATGTACACTCACAGTACTGGTCGCCTCATCAAAGGAGACCTTCTGACTCGTTGTAGGGAATGTAGGAATGTCGTGGAAGATTGCTGGTGCGCTAGTGCTAGCGCCAGCGCTAG